AGGACGACGAGCCCACGCCGGAGGAGCCGCCTGCCGAACCGGAGGAGAGCCAGCCGGAAGAAACGCCGGAGGAGCCGCCTGCCGAACCGGAGGAGAGCCAGCCGGAAGAAACGCCGGAGGACGACGCACCGACGGCAGAGCAGATGCGCATTGACGCCGCGGTGCAGGCGGCGCTGGAAGCTGAGCGGAACAAGACCAACCAGCGGCTGAGCGCATTTTTTGCCAAGGCAGGACTGCGCAACCCCATGGACGGCAACAAGCCCATCGACAGCCTGGAGGCCTTTGAGGCCTACCAACAGGCCTACGACGCGCAGCAGATGCAGCGGCGGCTCAAGGCCGGGCAGCTGACGCCGGAGGACCTGCAGGCCGCCATTGCGGCGACGCCGGAGATGCAGCGGCTGCGCCAGCAGGAGCAGGAGCGCCAGGCGCAGGAACAGGCCGCCCAGCAGGCGGCGCAGAAAGCGCAGATTGACGCAGAGCTGGCCGAAATCGGCAAGCTTGACCCGACGGTCAAGACGCTGGAGGACATTCTCCGGCAGGAGACCGGCAAGGAGTTCGCCGCCAAGGTCCGGCAGGGCTACAGCTTCCTGGACGCCTTCCGGTTGGCCAACTACCAGCGGCTGATGGACGGTGCGGCCGCCGCCGCGCGGGAAAAGGAGACGCTCGCCCGGAGCAAGGAGCACCTCGCCCCCCACGGCAAGGGCAAGGGCCAGGGCGCGCCCAGCGTCCCGGCGGAAGTCTCACAGATGTACGATGCGCTTTGCCCCGGCATGACCGCAGAGGAAAAGCAGAAGCACTGGGCCCGGTACAAGGGCAAGTGACAGAGAGGAGAGAGTAGCAATGGCATTTAAGCTCAAGCGGACCGATGTCAACAAGGTCCCGCCTTTTGAGTTCCTGCCCGCGGGCGCTATCACGCCTAAGTGGGGCATGGCGCTGACGCAGAGCAGCGGCATGCTGGCAATCGCCACGGGGACGACCATCCCCACCTACATCAGTATGATCGAGTGCACCAGCGCGCTGACCGCCGGAGATATTATCCCGGTGATGCGCGTCCTGCCCGATATGGTATGGGAGACCACGGCGCAGGCGGCGCTGACCAGCGTCAACCCCGGCGACAAGGTGACCATCCACACCGACGGGATGCAGGTCACGGCGACCAAGACCAACGGCGTCGCCGAGATTATCGACATGGATGACACGGCTGCTGGCAGCCTGGTCCGCGTACGGCTCAACCCCGTGGTCGTCCAGACCACGACGTCCGGCTAATAAGGAGGAGAGACAGACATGATTTTTTCCGAGGGCAGCGGCCTCAACGACAGCCTGTTTGGCAAGAGTCAGGCCCCGATTCGCGCGTTGCTGGAAAAACGCGGCGAATCTTTCGAGCAGGAGAGCGCCATCAAAAGCCTGTTCAACATGCAAAAATCCAACAAATATGCCGAAAAGCTGACGACGCTGACAGCAATGAACGGCTTCGAAGCCGTGGGCGAAAACGGCGCGTATCCCGTGGATGAGATGCAGGAGGGTTTTAGCAAGACCATCGAGCATATGACCTGGAAGGACAGCTTTTCGATCTCGCAGGAGATGGTGGAGGACTCCACCATCCTCAACCTGCGCTCCCGACCGGAGCAGTTTGTTGCCGGGTACTACCGCACCCGGGAGCGCTTCGCGGCGGCCATGTTCGGCAAAGCGACGGGCGGCAACACTAAGATGACCTTTGCGGGCAAGAGCTTCGACCTCGCCGGTGCGGACGGCAAGGCGCTCTTTGCCTCGGACCACCCGGCCAAGGTCAAGGGCACGGCGCAGAGCAACAAATACTCCAACGAGTTTTCCGTCGACGCGCTGGGCATGGTGGAGACCGCCATGCACCAGTACAAGGGCGACAACGGCGAGGTGCTCAACGTCAGCCCGGATACCATCCTGATTTCCAACGACCACGCGCTCAAAAAGGCGGTCTTCGCCGCGATTGGCGCTGATAAGGACCCGGCGACGTCCAACAACGGCTTTAATTACCAGTTCGGCCGCTGGAATGTGATTATCTGGCCGTATCTCAACGAGTTCGTCGCGTCCAATAAGGCGTGGATTTTGCTGGATAGCCAGTACAACACCTACTACAACGGTGCGGTCTGGTTCGACCGCGTGGAGCTCTCCATCCGCAGCGAGCTGGACGGCAACACGGACGCCAACATCTGGAAAGGCCGGGCGCGTTGGGGCGCGGGCTTCAACGATTGGCGTTTCGCCGCCGTGGGCGGCATTACCGGCGGCACGGCGTTGAGCTGAGGCAAAACAAAAAAGGCCGGGGCGCAACCCCGGCCTTTGGCGAAAGATGAGGTGGGATAGATGACGCTAGCGGAAGCAATCGACGCCGTCGACCGGCTGAAGCCCAACGGCTACACGCCGGAGGAAAAGACGGCGTGGATTAACCAGCTGGAGGCCAACATCCAGCTGGACGTGATGCTGCTGCACTACGACCAGCTTGTGCAGCACGACTTTGCCGCAGAGCCGGACAGCCAGCTGCTGCTGGACGCGGGACACGCAGCGCTCTACACCGCGTGGCTGGGCGCGCAAATCGATTTTGCCAACGGCGAGTACGACAAGTATCAAAACAGCATGGGCATGTATAACGCCCTGTGGCGGCAATTTGTCGCATGGTTTGCCAACACGTACCACCCGGCCAACGGCTACGACACGGACGCACGGCGTCCGGCTCCCGGAGAGGGGGCGGGCGGATGAGCAAAAACACGATGCCGCCCTATTACCTGGACGCCTATGGCGTGGCCGTGCGCAACGGCTTCGCCGGGACGGAGGAGGAGTGGCTGGAGAGCATCCGCGGCCCGGCCGGAGAGACCGGCCCGCAGGGGCCGAAGGGTGACACCGGCGCGACCGGAGCCCAGGGCGCCAAGGGAGACACCGGCCCGCAGGGGCCGAAGGGCGACACCGGCGCGCAGGGTCCCAAGGGCGACACGGGACAGGGCTTTGTGGTCAAAGGCTATTACGCCACGGCCACGGCGCTCGCCGCCGCGGTGACCGCGCCCACCGCCGGAGACGCCTATGGCGTGGGGACGGCGTCGCCCTATGATATCTACATCTGGGATGGGGCCAACAGCACGTGGGTCAACAACGGCGCGCTGCAGGGCGCCAAGGGTGACACCGGGGCCCAGGGACCCAAAGGGGATACGGGCCCGCAGGGGCCGAAGGGCGACACAGTGCTCGCCTCGACCACGACGCCACTGGCAGACGGGACGGCCAGCGCGGGCAGCGCAGAGAGCTACGCCCGCGGAGACCACCGGCACCCCACGGACAGCACGCGAGCAGGCATCCCGGTAGACTATACTGCGAGCCTATCTCACTCTGGGTGGATAACAGCCAACGCCTCCACCATCCCCAAAAGTACGGTGTGCAATTACTACCAGCGCGTGACACTGGAGGGCGAGGGGACGGTCACGGACGTCGGACTAAAAAATGACGCAACCATCACGCAAGCGGCAGCATGGCAAGCAGCGCAAATCGACGCTTATGCCGACGGGACAAAGCTGGTTGTACTCTGCCGCGGCACCAAACCCACAAGCAGTTTGCCGGTCTGGTACCGGCGCAGAAAGGACTGAGCACATGGCCATTGCGATTCACGGCCCCAGCGGGGGCGGGACGGACGCCAGCGGCGCGACTGCCGCGGCCGGGCAGGTGCTCAGCCCTTATACGTTTATCGGCGCTGCGGGGACACTACAGACCGGCAGCATCCTGAGTAAGTCTGCACAAACCTACACCCCCGGGACGGCGAGCCAGCAAATCGCCGCCGGGCAGTATCTCTCCGGCGCGCAGACCATTGCCGGAGACGCCAACCTCGTCGCGGCCAATATCGTCAGCGGCAAGAGTATCTTCGGCGTGGCGGGGAGTGCTGCGGCGGTGCAAATCCGCTCTAACAAGGATTTATACCTGATGAGCGAGTTTGACGCAAGTGGCCCCACTTTAACGACTTATACTGATTTTCGCCTTGGTGGCGTTATGTCGGCTTATTATAGCGGCACCACCCTCCCAACTAGTAACGGTCAGGTTGCCGGGTTTAATCTGATAGTCCCATACAATGACTGGGCGTCCCAGTGGTGGGAGATTATCTATTACTCATCGATTGAGGATGGATTGACAGTTGTCACCAGCAGTTTTATGAGTGCAGATAAGTACAAATGTAGCATTACTTATGATAGCGCCAACTACAATTACAAGATAACTGTCCCTGCAATGGAGGGGATGACCATGGAGATTGGCACTAACTCGGGTATGGTATGGGCATATAGCGTTTACACGTAAGGAGGGATGACATGACGCTGACAGAGGAGCCGTCCGGACTGTGGCGGCTGGACACCGGCGGGACGCTCATCGGCTACGACGCCGAAAATCTCGTCTATGTCATGCTGATAGAGACGGACATTGGCACGGACTGGACCGTCTACGCAGACCTGCGATATCGGGACGGGACGGCGGCGGTGCTCCCTCTCGCCCGCGCAGGAGAGTGGCTGACGGCCCGGATTGGCGCGGCCTATATGATTGCGGGCTGGGCGCAGATGCAAATCCGCGGCGTCATGTCGGTTTCGCTTTCGGACGACAGTGACCCGGCAGAGCTCGTCAAAAAGAGCAACGTCGCCCGGGTGCTGATTGAGGACTCCGTCAACGCGTCGGAGGAGCTCCCGGTGCCAGGACAAGCGCAGTGGGACATTTACGCGGCGCAGGTGGCCGGGTACCGCGACGCGGCGGCGGCCGCGGCTGCAGCCGCTCAGGCCGCGACCGGGAAGATGCCGCGCATCGGCGACAATGGGACCTGGGAGACCTGGGACGCCGCCATGGATGCATGGGTGGACAGCGGCGTGGAGGTCAAGGGACAGGACGGCGTGACGCCGGATATCCAGATAGGCACCGTCACGACGCTGCCAGCCGGGAGCGCGGCGACGGCCAGCATGTCCGGGACAACGGCAGCGCCGCTGCTCAACCTGGGTATCCCCAAGGGCGATAAAGGCGACAAGGGCTCGCCAGGTTCCGGCGGCGGGGGCGGAGACAACGGATATATCACCGACGTCAGCGAGGACTTTGACGTCAGCGACGCCGGACGGCTGAGCCTGAACAAGGCGGAGCAGGTGCAGGCGGACAACACGCACCCCATCACCGCCGCGGCGGTCTACGTCGAGGTCGGCAATATCAACGCCCTGCTGGGGACGATTTGAGGAGGAGATAAGCAATGAGCACACAGACGGAGATTACCAGACTCCAAACCGCGCGTAATACCATCCGCACGTGGCTGGTTGGCCTCGGCCTCGCCTCGGCTACGGACAAGCTGGACACGCTGGCCACCAAGGCGGCGGCTATCAAAAATCAGGGCGCGATTGACGCCAGCGTCAAAGAGGGCGAGAGCTACACTATCCCGGCCGGTTACCACAACGGCACGGGCACGGTAAAAGGCGTCGCAGGCGGCGGAAGCTACAACCTGCAGGCCAAGACTGCCACGCCCACCAAGGAGCAGCAGTCCATCACACCAGACCAGGGCTACTACGGCCTGAGCGGTGTGACCATCAGCGCTATCCCGGACAACTATCAGGACGTGTCGGCCACGACGGCCGAAGAGGCTGACGTGCTGGCCAACAAGGTCTTTGTCAAGGCGGACGGCAGCTCCGCCGCCGGTACGATGCCCAACAATGGCGCTGTGACCAAAACACTCGACGCCACGACCGGCAACCAGAGCTACACCGTCCCAAAGGGATACCACTCCGGCACGGGCGCGGTATCCATCACGCTGGAGACCAAGAGCGCCACGCCCACGGAGGCGGCGCAGGACATTACCCCGTCGACGGGCAAGGTGCTGTCCAAGGTTACAGTCGCGGCTATCCCGAGCAAGTACAAGGACGTCAGCGGCGTCACGGCGACGGCGCCCCACGTGCTGGACGGGGATATGTTTGTGACGGCGGACGGCACGCTGACGGAGGGCACCATGGTCAACAACGGAGCCATTAACAGCACCTTTGACGGTCTGACCACAAGCTCAGCGTCTATCCCCGCGGGCTACACCAGCGGCGGCACCGTCAGCTTGACCAACGCCATTGAGACCGCGTTGGCGGCAATCTGACGGGGGGTGCGACATGAGCATCCAGACAGAGATTGACCGTATCACAGGGGCCAAGACGACGCTGGCCAACTACCTCGCGCAAAACGGCGTGACGGCTCCGACCGGGGCCTCCATCGACGAGCTGGCGGTCCTGCTGGCCGATGTCGTCGAAAAGCAGGACAAGATTACCGCGTCTGGTATCCTCAAGGGCGACGGAGCAGGTGGCGTCACGGCCGCCACGGCCGGGACAGATTACGCAACGTCAAGTACGATTGCCGTGGTGCTCAACCGCACCACGGCGGTTGAGGTGGCAGACACTAATTATACCAAATACATGGCTCGTGGAGAGAGCCTGAACAGCTCAGAAACGACGCCTACGGCAAACGGCTGTATCGCGTGGATGTATGAGTAGGGGTAGATGGCGTGGCACACAAAACATTAATCGACGGGACAGCCTATGAGATTGGCGGTGGGCGCGTTAAAGTAGGTGGGACCGGCTATAAGATTTCGGCCGGGAAAACAATGTTTAAGGGGACGGGATTTGATATTAGTTTTGCAGGCACGCCGACAGGATGGCTGCTTAATAAGATTATCTCGGTCCCGTCGTCGGAGATATCACTGCGCTTTTTGAGCAATTCTGCGGCGTTTGTTGCAATTGCAAAATCTGGCCGTAACCTACAGTATAAAAAAACAAATGGGACATTGGTGACGGTATATAACGGCTTGAGCGCTTGGACAAATGAGGCATACCGTACCATTACATTTGTTGGCGAGCCAAGTTCGACGGCGCTGGCGTGGCTTGGGGCCAACGGCAAGCCGATTGTTTAGGGAGGTAATATCATGACGTATCTCAAAATTGGAGAGCAGTTGTATTCGGCGACATTCGAGGGGCGCGTCCGGGATGACAACTGGGGTGGGCGGGAGAGCAAGACCGTCCGGTTAGAGATCACTCACGATGCGGCGCTGGCGCTCTTTGTGGGTGGCCTGCAATGGTCAATCGTGGAGCAGGACGGCGAGGATGCGGAGGAGTGGGACAACAGCGACTACAGCGTAGCAGGCAGCATCACGGACAACCGGGACGGGACCTGCTCTTGTAAGATGGGCAAAAAGACGGCCAGTGACATTCTGGCGGAATTGGAGGCGGCATATGACGGAGAGTAAGCTGGCGCAGCTCAAGAGCGCAATCCGGGACGGCAAACTGGTGCAGACGGCGGGCGGTATCCGGCAGGAGCGCACCCAGAGCGACAAGCTGGGCTTTGACTGGCTCAATATCTATGTCAACGACCTGCTCGTCCGGCAGGACTACGTGGAGCAGGACAACCCCGTGGGTACAGCGGACAATCCCTTTGCGTGGCACGCAGAGCTGGCGCTCATCCCCAACGCATATTATTACTACGCTGGGCAGCGCAAGGTCTGGACCGGCGAGGCGGGCGTCACAGCGGCGTGGGACGACGCCGGATTTGTGGTAATGTAAGGAGTGGCGGCATGGACGTGACGATTACCATTCCACAGCTCATCGGCGGCTTTGTGGCCGCGCTGGGTATCCCGTCGGCAATCATGGGGCTGATTGTCTGGCGGATCAAAAAGCGCTCGGACAAGCGCGAAAAAGAGATCGAGGAGCGCGAGGACGCGCGGGAGCGGCTGCTGTTGCTTTTGGTGGAGTCCGTCGGCGCGTCGCTGGCGCTGGGCGAGGCGACGGCCCGGGCGGTGCAGCGCATCCCGGACGCGCACTGCAACGGCGACATGCACGCGGCGCTGGACTACGCCGTGTCTATCAAACACAAGCAGCGGGATTTCCTGCGCACACAGGGCGTGCACAGTACTTTTTAAGGAGGTTACATAATATGGACTGGAAACAGAAACTCAGCAGCCGCAAACTCTGGGCTGCGATTGCAGGTATTATCGTTGGTCTGGTGGTCGCCTTCGGCGGCGACGGCGAGAGTATCCAGCAGGTCGCGGGCAGCGTGATGAGCGTGGTCTCGGCGGTTATCTACATCCTGGCAGAGGCGGGAGTGGACAAGGCGGCTGCGGCCAGCACGGAGGTGCATATTCTGCCGGAGGACAAGGACGATGCTTAAGATTATCGACGTCAGCGAGAGCAACGGCGCAATCAACTGGGCAGCCGTGGCGCCGCACGTAGACGGCGCTGTCATCCGCGTTGGCTACCGCGGATGGGGCAGCGGGACGATTGTCCGGGATGCACGAGCAATGGAAAACCTCAAGCAGGCGAGCCACTACCACGTGCCTGTGGGCGTCTATTTCGTCACCCAAGCCACAACCGAGGTGGAGGCTATCAACGAGGCGCAATACTGCCACGACACAGTGACGCTGGCGGGGGTCAAGCTGACGCTGCCCATCTGCTACGACGACGAGCCCGCGGGCGGCGCGGACGGCAAGGGGCGGCGGGACCTGATTGGCAAGTCGGCCAAGACGCAGACGGCGCTGGCCTTTGTCGACCAGTGTAAGCGGATGATGCAGGTCCCGGCGCTTTACTGCTCCAACAGTTGGTTTCAGCACATGCTGGACGGCGAGGCCGTCCGCAAAGAGGGCGCGGTAATCTGGATCAGCTCCTACCCCGGGCGGCGCGGCGGGCCGTCGGTGCCGCCCACAATGGAGTGGGACGCATGGCAGTTTAGCCCGTGGGAGCGCGTCCCCGGGATCGGGACGGACACGGATATGAGCTATTTTAAGCGGAGCAAAGTGGGAGGCAACGACGATATGACCAATCAGGAGTTCGGCGCGGCGCTGGCCGCGTATCGCAAGACCTTGCAGGACAACGACGCGGGAGACTGGAGCCGCGAGGCCCGGGACTGGGCAATCAAGACCGGCCTGATGCAGGGCGGCGGTGACGGCAACTACATGTGGCAGGACTTTTTGACGCGGGAGCAGCTGGTGACGGTGCTCTACCGGTTTGCCCAGATGATGGGCAAGGCCTGATGGCCAGGCGCAAACGCCGGACGCAGTACAGCAAGCAGCTGGTTTCGGATATCCGGCGGCTGCTGTGGGTGGTCACCTGCGGCGGGCTGGCGCTGGCGGCGCTGTGCATCTGGCGGGGCTATGTTGGTAGCCTGCCGTGGCTGAGCGCCATGGTAGGCCTCCCGTGGACAGCCCACGGCGTGGTCTGCACGGCGTATCTCGGCGTGGCCAAGGCGGACCACACAGAGGGCGGGATTACCTACGAGGCCGCCAAGGCCAGCGGCTGGGAGAGCCCGGAGGTATAAGAGACAGGAGGTGGCGGTATGCCGTCGGACTTTCTGGCGCTGGACACGCAGTTCCCGACTTTTGGCGACGGGGACAGCACCAGTACCAAACTCAACAAAATCATGTCCCATCTGTATCTGCTGCAGGAGGGGCTGCGGTACACGCTGCGCAACCTGGACGGCAGCAACTTTAACCAGACGGCGCTGACGGAGATAACAGAGCCCGTCTACGCGCAGATTGAGGCGAGCGCCGACGGGCTGCGGACGGAGATGGCGCTGGACGCCGAGGGACTGCGGCTGACCGTGGAGAGCCTGGAGTCCCAACTGGGGCTCAAGGTGGACAGCAGCAGCTTTAACGTCTACGTCCAGCAGACGGACAACAAAATCGCGGCGTTGCAGCTGACGGCGGAGAGCTTCGCGACCTTCATCGGTGAGGGCGGGGCATTCTCCCAGCTGGAGCAGCGGGTAGCGGGTATCACGCTGAGCGCCGTGGACGACGGGACCGGGGCGCAGCTCAAGCTCAGCAACGGAGCAGACGGCAGCAGCGTCGGCATTACGCTGAGCGTCACAGACGGCGACGTGGGCAGCATCCTACACCTGGGGATTGGCAACACGACGCTGGTCAGCGACGAGATTGTCATGGTCGGCGCGGTGACCTTCGCGGACTTGGCGGGCAACGGCACGACGACCATCAACGGCGGCAACATCACCACGGGCGAGATCAGCGCGGTCAATTTCGTCGCCGCGGGCGGCACGACGAGCGCCCAGGAGAGCAAGTTTATCGTAAGAGATTTGGGCTCGGACATGGATATCGGCGGTATCGGCTACCAGTATGTCAGCGACGACGGAGACTTCGGCGACAAACTGTATCTCTACACAGAGGATTTCGTGACCGGCGGCAACCGCTACTATCCCAGCGTCAAGATTGACAGCGTGGGGCGTATCTCCATGGAGGCGGACAACAGCGTCCACGGGCTCGTCTACATCTCCGGCGGCGGCGAGGGCGTGACCATACACTCAGGCTACGGGGATATCCGCATACAGGAGAGCGGGACCATCTGGCTGTTTTCGGGCGGCAATCTTTATAAAAACGGGACGGAGGTGCTCTAATGACATACTTTGAGGCAATTCGCGCCGGGCAGGCGCTGAGCAAGCTGGCCGGGGTGCCGCTGCCCTACCAGACGGCGCGGCATGTCCAGCGCTGGCAGGCATACTGCGCCAAGGCGCTGCACGAGGCAGAGGGCCGGGACGCGGAGATATGCCAGCGGCTGGGCGGTAAGGTCGAGGGTGCAGATATCCGGTTTGCGGACAGCGAGATGGCAGCGCAGTACCGCTCAGAGCGCGAGTGGCTGCTGCGGCAGGAGCCACCGCTCCCCCTGCCGGTCAAGCTCGACCTGCGGGAGGTATTGCCCACGCTGCGCATCAGCGCGGACGCCCTGAGCGCGCTGGCGCCCGTGGCAAGGATGGAGGACGACGATGAGACTCCCTGAGCCGGTGTATGCCAGCAAGATTAAAAAGGCGGTGCAGACTAAGTTTGGCGGCTGGCAGCACACGCTGGATGCGCAGGACGGCCAGCTCTACGACATGACCAACCTGAGCAGCCGGGCAGCACCGCTGCTGACGCCGCGCCTGCCGCGGCGGACCGTGCAGACCCTGGCCAAGCCCAACGGCGTCTACGCCCTGGACAAGCTGGCGTGGGTGGACGGGACGGTGTTTTACTATGATGGCGTGGCCCGCGGGGCCGTGACAGACAGCAAAAAACGATTCTGCGCGCTGGGCACCATCATTGTTATCCTGCCGGACAAGACCTACTACGACACGAGAGACGCCGCGGCGGTGGGCATTGCCTTAGAGCCGCAGGACAGTCTCCCCACAGGCGCGGGCGCGGCCGGGACGCTGTGCCTGCTCAAAAACAGCGACGAGAGCAGCACGCTCTATCGCAGCACCGGGACGAGCTGGGTGCTGGACACCACGGCGCGCAGCTATGGCGATATCCTCCGGACAGGGACCATCCCCTATGACCTCTACTATTATGACGGGGCGGTCTGGCGCGCGGTGGGGCACAAGAGCTACGGCGCGCTGGAGGCCGGGACAGCATTACAAAACCTGCGGCTGCAGGACGGATTCTGGCAGGGAGAGCCTGCCGAAGAAAACACGCTGTACCACAGCAATTTTGACTTCCGGACGCTCTTCCGGGCGGGCGACGCCGTGGACATCTCCGGGCTGAGCGGAGACGGCAACCGCAAGAGCAGCATCATCCGGGAGATATCCAAGGACGGACATGCGCTGTATTTTAGCGAGTACGCCTTTGAGATGGAGCCCACGGGGACGACCACGGCAATCAACCCGGAGGAGCAGACCGCGCAGATGACCGGGACCCGGTACGTGGGGACGGAGTACGCCTGGGCAGATGAGCAGCTGCAGTGCGACCAGACGACGGAGATTACCTGCGACGCCGACGGCGCGACCGCCGCCGTGGGAAAGTACTACATCAAGCTCACCAAGGAGAGCTCGGAAAAGGTGCAGGGCAAGGCCATGTATAAAATCACCAAGGCGGTCTATGAGGGCGAGCAAATCAGCCTGACGTTGCAACAGACCTGCCTGCTGCGGACGCAGGCGCAGAGCGGGACCGTCAGCATCCGGCGGCGCGTGCCGGACATGGATTGGCTGTGCGCCAACGAGAACCGGCTCTGGGGCTGCAAGGGCGACCATATCTACGCCTGCAAGCCCGGGGACCCCTGGAATTGGTACGTCTACGACGGGCTGGCCTCGGACAGCTACGCGGTGGACGCCGGGAGCCCGGGAGACTTTACGGGCGCAACGTCGTACTTGGGCTACCCATGCTTTTTTAAGGAGCGCAATATCTACAAGGTATACGGCTCGCTGCCGTCCAACTTTGAGCTGATGGGCGCGGCGACGATGGGCGTCGCCCGGGACGCGGGCGGAAGCCTGGCCGTGGCCGGGGAGACGCTGCTTTATCTGTCCCCGTCGGGCCCCGTGGCCTACACGGGCGCAATGCCTGCGTCGTTGGCGGAGCCCTTCGGCGGGGAGCGGCTCCAGCGGGCGGAGGCCGGGTCGGACGGGCTCAAATATTATATGAGCGCGCAGCGGGCGGACGGGACGTGGAGCATCTGGGTCTACGACACGCAGCGGGGCATGTGGCACCGGGAGGACAAGGTGCAGGCAATCGGCTGGGCGCGGTCCGCCGAGGGGCTGCACTGCCTGGACAGCGACGGCGCGCTCTGGATGGCAGAGGGCCGGACGCTGGACAGCGACACGAGCGCCTGGACGCCGGAGGAGACCGTCGCATGGACGGCAGAGTTTGGCGACTTTGTCGAGGACGACCCCAACCGCAAGGCCGTATCGCGGATGCAAATCCGCGTGGAGCTGGAGGCCGGGGCGAGCTTTGCCGTGGATATCGGATATGCGGATAGCCCGGCGTGGCACAAGATGATGGAGATCAAGGGGCTGCGCAGCAAGCGCAGCTACACCATCCCGGTGATTCCGCGGCGGACAGACCACTGGCGCCTGCGGCTGCGGGGCACGGGGACGGCCACGGTATACAGCATTGCCCGGGAGTACTACGTGGGCAGCGACCTGAGATAGGAGGGACAGCATGGCAACTTACACCTATGACGACTTTGTAAAAAGAGCCCAGCAGGCGGGCATGATTGACCAGTTTAGCAGTTACGACCTCGACCTTGCCCGGCAATATCCGGAGTTCGGGCTCAGCATGCTGAGCCTCAAGCAAAACTATGCCGGAGCCAACACGGAGCAGGCGCGGCTTCTGGCCAACGAGGAGGCCAACCGGCTGCGCAGCAGCTACGGCAATTACACCGGCGGTCGGGGCGGGGCGGGAGCCAGTATATCTCCAACGGGCTGTCTCCGTCCAGCTTTCGCAGCGGGTATGAGGATGCGTTGGATGAGGCGGTGCGCGGGCTGAGCGGCTACGGCGGGTTTGACTTTACGGGCACGGCGCCGTCGTATCAAAACCGGTATCAGGAGCAGATGGACAGCCTGCTGGGCGAGGTGACCAACCCGCAGCCCTTTGATTATGACCAGGCGACGGACCCCGTGTGGAGCGCCTATAAAAAGCAGTACCGCCGCGAGGGTCAGCGGGCTTCGGCCAACGCCATGGCGCAGGCTGCGGCCGCCACCGGCGGCGTGCCCAGCAGTTACGCCGTCACGGCGGGTCAGCAGGCCGGAGACTACTATGCCAGCCAGCTGAGCGACGCCCTGCCGAGCCTCTACGAGCAGGCGTACAACCGCTACTTGCAGGAGTACGCGCAAAAGCAGCAGGCGCTGAGCGCGGTCACCGCGGCAGAGCAAAACGACTACAACAAGTATCTCAATGAGCTAAACCAGTACAACACTGACAGGGCTTTGGCTTATAATGAGTGGCAGGACCTGTACAACATGCGGCTCAACAGCTACAACGCCATGCAGGGCCGGGAGGACACGCTCTACAACCGGGCGCTGGACCAGATTAACTACGACGCCAACCTGCGCAGCCAGGCGCAGGACCAGGTGACGCAGGCGCAAAGTCAGGCGCGGGAGACTGTGGACGCCATTCTGGCGGCGGGCGGCGTGCCCTCGGCGGAGTTGGTGGCGGCGAGCGGATACCCGCAGGAGTACATCGACACGCTGGCGGCCTATTACGCGCAATGGTGGCGGCTCCGGCGGCACGGGGACGGGCGAGGACGCGCAGACCGTATCGCTTTTCCAGGCCATGCGGGACAGCGGCAGCCCGTTTGAGTACCTGCTGGGGCAGGGCGTCACCTCGGCGGCGCAGCTCAACCTCTACATGGACCAATATGAGGCGTGGCTAGCCAACGGCGGCGGGAGCAGCGTCAGCGTCGACGCGGGCGCGTTTGCGGATGACCAGTACAACCAGTTTGTCAACGAGCTGAGCAACACAACCAGCGCGGAGACCTTTCTTAACCTGCTGGAGATGGCGCAGACGCGAGGCAAAATCTCGCTGGCGCAGGCGCGGGCACTGGCAAAAAAGTACGGCAAGAGATTTAATATTTACCTTTAAGGGGGCGCTCCTATGGCGATTGAGCAGTACAACTGGGACGAGGCGTGGCGCCGGGTCACTGGCCAGCCGCACCCGTCGAGCCGGACGACCAACACGGACACGGACCCCATCGATTGGGATAGGGCCCGGTATCACGCGCAGATTTTTGACCATAACGCCGCGGCGGGCCAGCGGACGCAGGAGCAGCGCCAGTACATCCAGGAGCGCAAGCAGGTACGGCAGGTGCAACAGAGCCCCCGGACGCAGACCAAACTGCAGGAGACCATTGACGCACTCCACGAGGGCGAGCTCCAAAATGTGCAGCGCACGCCGCCCAAGACCCAGACGTCCCGGCAAATCCAGCAGGCGACCACGCCAACCAAGACCACGCAGACGCAGGAGGTGGCCGTCCCGCGGGACCAGCGCAACCCGGAGGGCGCGGAGTCGGCGCTGGCGCCGGAGAATAACAAGCGCGCCATGGCGGAGCAGCTGCGGACGCTGACGCAGCAGAACGTCATCCCGGCGGTGGACTACGCCAGCATCCCCGGGCAGGCGGACTATCCCAGGCTGAGCCAGTACCAGAGCACGGAGCACGGCGACGGGCAGGTCAGCGCCTGGACCGGCGCTTATAGGGACACTGGATTTGATGACATCACATATGATATCATCAACCGCAATCCCACGGCCCAGCTGCGCGGGACGACGCAAAATGTCTTTTCCGGAGGCGCGCTGCAGTCGGCGGAGCGCTCCTATCTGACGCAGCTGACTGACGCAGAAATCGGGATTTTTAATTACCTCTACGCACAGGACACGGCAGACGGAGACAATACTCACTACCGGGCTTATCGATACATTAAAGATATCAAGCCGCAGCTGACGGCGCGGGCGCGGCAGGAAAGCGCGGAGACTTGGCAGGAGCAGGCGCAACAGGACCCCGTCGGCACCAGCCTCTTTTCTATCGGGCTGTCGCCGCTCAAGGGCGTGGGCTATGTGGGGCAGGTGCTTGACCTGCTGGATGACGACAAGATTGACCCCAACGCAGGATACAATCTTTTTGCCAACGTCAGCGGCGATATCCGCGGGACCGTCAGCCAGATGGCGGAGGACAAGTGGGGCAAGGCTGGCAGTTTTGCGTACAACACAGCCATGAGCATGGCGGACTTTTTGGCCGCAACCCTGGTCTCCGGCAGTTTTTCCAGCGATGCAGAAATGGCAAATCTGGGGAAAAAACTGGCGCTCGGTATCATGTCATCCGGGGCGGCGGCGGACGCCACGACGGCGGCCAAGGAGCGCGGACTGGACGACCAGGAGGCTTTTGCCCTTGGCACGATTGCGGGCGCGGCCGAGATGCTGACCGAAAAATACAGCCTCGACGCCCTGCTGGACCCGAAGTGGAGCGACGGCGCCATTAAATACGTGGCCCGCAACGCCCTGGTCGAGGGCTCGGAAGAGGTAGGCAGTGACCTCATCAACACGGTGGCGGACCTGATTATCGCGGGAGATAAAAACGAGATTAATCAGGCCGTCCAGGCCTATAAAAAGCAGGGGCACAGCGAGGAGGAGTCCTTCGGCCTGACCATGGCCGACATGGAGGCGGCGCTGCTGAGCGGCAACCGCAACGAGTTTTACCGGGCGCTCAACCGTTATCTTGAGCAGGGGTACGACTACAGCGTGGCCTACTGGATGGCTATGGCGGACCAGGCGGCGGCGCTGGGCGCGGACTACGGCGAGATTAACCGGGCCATTCAGGGCGCGTCGGCCACGCCCACGTATAACCCTGGGGCTACGGCCCAGGACGACAACGAGGAGAGCGTCAGCGACGCCGAGGCAATCGGGTTGGCGCTGCGGGACAAGGCGCTGTCGCTGGGCGCGGATTTTTTGGGCGGCGCGCTCTCCGGCGCGGCCACGTCCGGGGCGCGCGTGGCTGTTGGCCGCGTCCTGTCCGACGTGGAGCTGCGGCAGTCCGGCAAGGTGCTGCGCGAGCGTGACGCCAACGCGGCGGAGCTGCTGATACGCAAGGCCCAGGAGGCCGACGTGGACAGCGTTGTCCACAAAAATGCTGCCGCGCTGCAGCAAAAGCTTGACAACGGCGGCAAAATCAGCGATTATGAGATTGGCAAGCTCTTTAGCGAGCTCTCGGGCTATGTGCAGGAGAACGGCCCGCTGAATGGCACGCAGCCCGCCGCGCCGGACACGGCGGCGCAGACGGAGACCCAGCCCACGCTGGCGCGCCCGGGTGGCGACGAGGTGCAGACCACGCAGGCCACGCCGGAGCCCGTGCCCGTGGACAGCGGCAGCACGGAGACGCAGCTGACGCCAGACACGGCGCGGACGGAGACGCCCTCGGCGGAGCCTGCGCAGGAGGACGTAACCATCTATCCGTCCGCGGTGCAGCAGGCCTACAACATCCTGCAGGACCTGCAGGGAGAGGACACGCTGACCGACGTGCAGCAGCAAATGGTCGACGCGGCGTTTGCGACGCTGAACGAGTATTTTGCCGCGGAAGGTGACACCACGCAGCCGGAGGCCATGGCCCCGGCAGAAAGGACGGAAAACAATGGACAACCAGAAGAGCAGCCCGACGTATTACACCTTCGAGGACAGCAACGGGTATCTGCGGCGGATGACGCCGGAGCAGTTCGTACGCTGGAAGCAGGCGGGGAGTCCCCCGCTGGGCGAACCTTTGACGGACGAGGCGGAGCAGGACGGCAGTCTGTCGTCGCGAACGACCGGCTGAGAGAGGCCCAGAACCGCGGCCTGATGCCCGGCTCGACCCGCGAGCTGGGCTGGGCCGACGGCACCAGCGAGCCCCGCGTTATCCTCTATCCGGAGGACGCATGGGACGACGAGCTGCAGACCGTCGCCACGCAGTGGCGCGGGCAGGGCTATCAGGTGCAGTTCGTCATCGGGCCGCTGGAGTTTGCGCGGGACGGCTTTGAGCAGCTGGCGGACTCGGTGGTGCAGGGCAACCAGATTGCAATCCGCGCCAACTCTATCCGCTGGTCCGCGCAGCAGCTGAGCGAGCACGAGGGCGTCCACGTCTGGGGCGGGCAGCAGCCGCAGCAGCGGGCCGCCATGCTGGCAGAGCTGCAGGACACGCTTCGGGACGCGGGCGAGGCCGGAATGCGCATGTGGAGCCGGTATGCCGAGGCCTATGGCGAGGCCTATAACGGAGACCAGGACGCGCTGCTGGAAGAGATTGCGGCGGACGTCTGGGCCGGTATCAACCGCGTGGGGCGGTATGCAGACGACGCCGTGGTGGACCAGCTGCTGCAGGTGGTGGAGCGCTACGTCGGCGGGAGCACGCCCGCGGCCATGCAGCAGATGGCCGGAGACACGGCCCCGGCCCGGGGGCTGGAGCTTGACCGGAGCAACCCCACCCGCGCCGGGCCGGGTGAGCAGAGTCTTGCGCCCGGAAACCCTGAACTCACCGGCGAGACGGACAGCCAGGGACGGCAGATTACGCAGGCGCAGTCTATGTATTTTACGGAATCTGAGGTCCGGGATGGACAGTTCAATCTGCTGGCGGTGTATCCCACAAAGGGGTATCGCTCGGAGCTGGGGCAGTGGTTCAGCGCCGGGAAGACCGGCAGCAACGCATATTATCTCAACATCACGAACCCGTATCTCACCACGCGCGCCGACCTGGAGGACGCGCTGGAGGGCTATGAGAGCAACGCGGCCTATGTGGCCCGGCGGAAGAGCGAAGGCTATGACGGAATGATGATTTCCGACGGAAATGACGAGGTCTATGTGACCTTCGACCCGCAGCAGGTCAAGCGCACCAGCGACAAAACCCCGGCCGAAAACAACCCGCGGTTCAGCATCTCTGAGATTTACGACGAGGCAGAAAAAAACTATGGCCTTGGTGTCTATCTGGACTCGACGCTTTTGGAAAACCTTTCTGACCGCGAACGGGTGCAGATGGTCAAGGAGCGCGTGAAAGAGCTTGGCGGGAAACATTTTATTGCCGTTGAAAGCAACGGAACCCCTGTGGATATTACCATTGCAGAAGCCGGTACCTGGTTTAAAAATAAGAACGGCAAGAAAACTGCTGTCAATAAAGACCTGTCGCAAAAGTACATCGGCAGTGAGGTAAAGCAGGAAGCTGTTGTGTTGGCAGATGAGCTGATAGAAACGGCAAACTATAACCGTAGCCGCCCCGCCGCATATCCGCATGGTTGGCTTGATGATAACGGGAATAACGACTGGGACTATTGGAGAACATATCTTCAGGATAAAAAAGGAGCCATCTGGGAAGCAACTCTGAACGTTGCAACGACCGCAGACGGCGAAAAAATCCTCTATGATATCTGGCCAATAAGAAAGGTAGGGCAGTCCATCAAGTTGGACAATTCCCTACCGAGTCAAAGTATAGCACAGGATGCCGCGGATGTCAAGCCCCGAAAATTCCAGACAAAAGAGGAGCTTTCCACCACCGCCGCAGACGTTTCCGACTTAAGCGATATACAGGAAAGCTCCTCTGGTGAAATAGTAGCACAACAAGCCGCTTCTGTCAAGCCAGAACTTTCCGACGAGGCCCGCTATTCTCTGGCAGGCGACACGGCGGACGGGCTGGATCTGAGCCAGACGAAGCGGCGGCTGGTGAACCGGACGATGAACAACGCGGCGAAGGAGCTGCGCGGGCTCATCAACGCAGACACCCGCTCGGCGCGGGAGGTGCAGCAGAACCAGCTGGCAGCCCTGGGGCGGGATATCCTGCAGAAGGGCAGCGTGCCGCAGAGCCAGGTCATCGACGCCTTCGAGACCATCTGGGCGGCGGGACGGCAGGTGGACACCACGGCGCTGGACGACGCGCTGGATATCCGGGACTACCTGCGCAAGACCGGCGTGTCGCTGGCAGCGCAGTACCGGGCGGCCGTCAACGGCGGCGGCGGCGACTGGAACAGCTTCCGGCGGCAGAATTTCGGCCGGCTGAAAATCACGACGGACGGCCTGCCGGTGGACGTGGCATACGCCGAGCTGAGCAGCCAGCGGCCGGACCTCTTCCCGGAAAATATCACCCATCCGGCGGAGCAGATTCAGCGCATGGCCGACGTGGCGGACCAGCTGCGCCCGCAGGAGCGCGACATGGACTCGCTCTATGGCAGCGCGGCCAAGGGCCAGATTGAGGCGGCATTTATCGACATGGTCGACCAGATGCAGCAGGCCCTGAACCCGCGGGAGCGCAGCTTCACGCCCCCGGCAGAGTGGGGCGACACGGAGGCTGAAGAGGCCGACGCGCTGTATCGGCTGGATGTGGAAGCGGACGGGCAGCCCGTGCAGGATGCCATGGACGGGTTCCAGCAGCCGGTGCAGGCAGCTCCGGCACCGGTACGGCTGGACAGCCGCGCCATGGGCGAGGAAGAGCTGGCACAGCAGGTGCGGCAGACCGCGGCGAAATACGGCCAGGAGGGCAGGCTCACGCCCAGAGACCCGGACGAGGAGTATCATCTCGACTGGGTGGAAGTGATGAACCGAGAGACCGACGAGAACCAGGCCCAGCTGGAGCAGCGCCGGACCCGCTGGAAGGGCGAGGCGCAGAAGATGCAGGCCGCGGGCG